GCCGCGGCGATTGCTTGCGCCATTTCTTCCTCGTCATCCTCTTCTTCCTCGTCATCTTCCTCCTCCTCATCTTCGGGCTTCGCCGCTGGCATCTGTGGAGGTGGGTAGGCGACCGTGAGTTGCGGGTTAATCCCGAGTTGCTCCTGAAGCATCAACTCCTCAGCGCGTTCAAAAGCGATCTCCTCAAAGTCTGCCCCTTTGTCGGCACACTCGCGGCTCAAACTGCTCATGTGATTCGCCACGCGGAGCGCCGCGGCGGTTGCTTCTTTCCCCTCGTCCACCCCTTGCCAGCGCCTTCCTTGGAAGACTGCCGCGCTGAATTTGTCGAACTTGACGAGAGGAAGCGGGATTGCGCCAGTTGTCAGTGCCATCTCCAACCACGCCTCGAAAATAGGGCGCTCGGCGTAGTCGATGTCGAAGGTTTGGATGAGTTTGAAAAGCTCGTTGGAGTCCAGCTTTTGCAGGCGTCCCGCGGAGAAGTTGATCGCCTCGTAATCGTTGGCCATCGTTGAGTAATTTGCGCCGGGCATCCCCGCGCATTGGCTCCGCACCATCGCCTTGCGAAACTCGCCGAAGTTGCCGTTGGGGTGGGTGGGGTCGATCGCTTGATATTTCACCCCCCAAGGAAGTGCGCCGATGTCTCCAGGCCCCATCTGCTGATTCGGCAACCCGTTGCGAGGGTCAACCGTGAAGCCAGCGTTCCCTCCTTCGGGAAGCACGTCTGAGTAAAGCCACCCCGTTTTTGTCGCCTGCTGTCGAGCGGCGACCACCTCGGCGAGCTCATACTGGTCGAGTTGTCGCGCCTTGGGAATGGTCGTGGCAACCCAAGGGGCGGGGCGGGTTGAGTCGCTGTCTACGGGTCGCGCGTAGTGGATAATTTCGCGGGCGGGGATGCGGTCGTGGAGCCCGTTGTTGATTGCGCCGAATCCGAAGGTGCCGGCGATCGTGAACTGCCAGTCAGATGGTTGGCGCTTGATGAAATAATAGGCGACTACCTTGCCAATCCCCCAGTCTGAATATTGGTATTCGATGCCCATACGCACGACGTTGCCATTGGCGAGCGTGCCGTTCATCAGGCGGTCACACCACTCCGCGTTAATCATTTGGAGCGAAAACCCAAACTTGTTCACCCTAGGGTCGCGGATCATGCGAATGAAAAAGTCACCGTCTCGGCAAGCGGAGATGAGGCGAAGCTGACGCATCGTTTTGTAATTCCTCGTCCCTCGGGTGTCACAGTATTCCGCGCGTTGCCACTCCGCCCATTTTTTTTCGATAAGTTGCCGGGCGAACACGTCAGGCTCTCCGACTTTGACCTGCGCCCTGCTCGATCCATTGGTGCCGATCCACGGGCGGTTTGTCGGGTGGAATGGATTGCCGGTGCGCTCGGCGGCGTGAGCGCGCACGCGGTCAATTCGGGCGTCGTAAGCGCGAAGCGTCGCCTTCTCGCCAGCGTTCTGCACAATCCTGTCCTCCTGCTCTTTGACGCGGCTCCTCAGCATGATGCCTTCACTCCCGAACACGTTCGCCCACAAGGTTTCCCGATAGGCTTGATAGAGCGGATTGGAGCGGAAGAGATCACGAACGCGGGAGGTGAGAGCCCACGCGTTCTGCCACATATCGGCGTCTTCGCCGATCTGACTTACGGGCCAGTCGCCATTGATCCCACCCCCTACTGAAGCCAGTTCGCGAAACCCTCGCTCCCCTGTTTTGTTGCCGCCTTTTTTGCTGAAGATCTTTGTGAAAATGTTCATCGGGCGTAATAGGTCGGGTCGAGGTTGTTGGCTGGCACGAACGAGAGGGTGATGCGGTTGCTCGTGGTGGATCCGCGCGCGGCGTTGTCAGCGGCGGTTTCGCGAATCACGGTTGCTTGCCAGAAGCTGAGTTGCTCTTGGTAGTCTTTGATCGCCGCGCGGGAAAAGCTTTGTCCGTTGAAGCTGACGCTTTGCTTCGTCGTGGCGGAGAACTCAGCGAGGATGGTTTGGAGGCGAGTGACTTGCGCCTGCGCAAAGGAAGGAACAGCGGTGGCGGAGAGATTGGCGAGCACGTTAATCGTGCCTTGCTTTGCGGTGTAGCGGGTCGCTCCGCTCGTCGCGTAGATTGCGTAGGTGTAAGCGCCCGCGGTGATGGCGGCGGTCACGGTGGCGGAGAGCGTGAAGAGGAAGAGCGCGCCCGAGGTCGTGGCGGTGATCGTAGTTGCCGCGGCGACTCGGTTGTTCAGGACGAGGGTTGCAACGTAGGTGCCGGGCGCGTAGTCGGCGAAGGCTTCGGTGAATATTACGGTGTCCCCAGCTTCGAACTGCATTGGGATTCCGACGAGTGGGTCAGGCATTTCTCCCAACCTTCGCCACCTGCCAGAAGATTGGCAACCCCTCGCCTCAATCCCACATTGATTCCATCCCCACCTCTTCGCAAACTTTGACTAAGTTTGCAGTCAACGCATGGCGTAAGGAAAAATACAAACTTCTCTGCTTGGTTTCACACAAAAATCTCAAAGTCGTTTCAATGGTTCCAGCAAGTTTTTTTGCGTCTTCATGAGGAAGATGTAAGGGAATTTCGCTGTTGTCATTCCATGAAATAAACGTCTCAAACGAGTATGGTTTCCCCGTTGCATCGATCAATTTTCCCCCTTCTTCACGCATGAGTTGTGAGCTACTAATTCCTGTTGCCGTCATGATTTTAAAGGCGAGTTGGGTTGATAGTGCCAACGCCCCGTTTTCAATTTTTTGAATTGCAATGGCACTCACTCCAACCATCGAAGCAAATTCACATTGGGTAAGGTTAATCATCAACCGAAGATTCCGAAGCAGAGATTTGTTTTTAGTTGGGCGTGGCATAAGATCTTAAATATATACTATATGTTATCAAATTGATGCAACGAATCCTTGTTAAATCCCCCACCCGCCACCCCGCATAATCGCCGCCGTCTGAACAGGCGGCGGAGCGTTGATGGGTTGCTGATTCTCAAGCTCATCTTCCAGCGCGTCCATGTTGCGCGGGTGCAGGCGGAACGCGGCGAGGTTGCCCACCTCAATGTCGATCGCTTCGTTTCGCGCCTGCTTTGCGTTCAAATATTTCCGCACCTCCTCCCCGCGCTCGTAGCTGATCGCCACGGTTTCAACCGTCAACTGCTGGCAATACTCTTCGCCGAAACGCTGGTTGAAGTGCATGATGCCTTCGGGCGTCTCGCCGTCTTTCGCCTTCACTTTCAGCCGCTCATAGATGCGGTCTTTCGCCTCCCACGTCCCGATGTGATACCCCTTGAGGTTGCGAGCAACGGTCTTCCACTTGCGATCAATAATCGGGTGGTTGGCTTGCCCGACTCCCTTGCTCGCTCTGCATTTCCCGCTCACCCCCGGCATCGGGTTTGCCGAAAGCTCCACCATGAAACGATAAACATCTTCGGCGAAGTGGCCGCCGTCAACGAGCGCCATGCCAAGCGTAAGATACCCACCACCTTCACGAGGGAATTTGCGGGCGAGTTCCTTGCGAAGTGATCGCCACACGTCGGGGTTGCGGACGTGCCCATTGAGCACGACGTGATCCATCCCCCAGCTTTCCTCGTTCCGCCCCCAAGCTCGCCACCCGCACTCAAGGCGGTTAAGTTGCACGTCGATGAAGGCGGTTAGAAAGAGCGCGTCACGCGGCGCGTCGGTGTAGCTTTCGCGGGCGTTGTGAATCTCCTTCCATTCCGGCGGCTTCTCGCTGTCCTCAGTCGGATCCCACGGCTCCGCGTCTACCGTATTGACAAGCACCCTCATTGATCGCTTTGGGTTGTCGCTTTGCTTCGCATCGATCTCTTGTTGGGCGATGCATTGGAGCCATCCGCCGGGGTATTTTTTCTCATCGATCGGGTGGGGCCAGAGGAGCGCGTTGGCTTGATAGCCACGCTTCCCCCTGAACGGATTGCGTGGTTGCCAGTTGTCGTAGCCTTGGCGGTGCGCCATGTCGTAACGCTGGCGGTCGGTGAGCAAGGCGGCGCACCGCGGGCACTCAAGGCGCGCCTCCTGTGACTTCTCCGCATCGTAGCGGAGTTGGTTGCGGTGCATCACGAACGGTTCACCCCCGCATTCTAGGCACGTCGAATGCCACTCGTTGTGGTCGCTATCTTTGAGCCGCGCGTTGATGCGACTCAACCCCAGCACCGAAGGATAGGATGAGAATACGCGGATAGTGTCGGGGTATTCATCGCCGCGTTTATTGAAGATGGCGAGCTGGTCGCCTTCGTCGGTTTGCTCGGTGCCGATGGCGTCGATCTCGTCGGCGTAAAGGAACGAGCCTTTTGCCCGCCTCATGTCGCCTGGAGAGTTTGCCCCGAAGATGTCGATCAACCCGCCGGGGAATTCTTTGTGGAGGAGCGTGTTGGAGGTGATGCGTTTGCCCGTGGCGTTGCCGAGGTAGTTTAGAGCGGGCGTGCAGTTGAGAAGCTCCCCGCACAAGTTGTCCTTGCTCCACTTCTCCCCTTGTCCATTGGTCGGCCACAAACTGAGGATGCGCCTCGGCGCTTGATCGATAGCGTAGCCGATGGCTAGCAGGATCACCGTAGACTTGAGCCCACGGCTAAAGAGTTGCATCGAAGTTTCGATAGAGTTGGGGTCGAAGATGCTCTTGAACATCGCGCGGGTGTAGGGCGCAAACTCCCAGCGAAAGCGCCCGCCGGTGGGGAGGCGGTAAACGTCCTGCGCCCATTCCTCAGGTGGGACAAGCGAGGAGAACGCGTAGCAACGCGCCGCCAATCTCGCCCGTAGCTCCACCGCTGAGGAGCGAGAGATTGCGCGGATCTCGTGGGGGCGGATGGTTGTCGGGGTCATTCTTCTTCCTCGTCGGCTTCGGCAGGCGCTTCGACAACTGCCACCGGCTCCGCTGGGATCTCGGCGGCGGTGACTTGCTGATGCCACGCGCGGAGCTTCGGCCCGACTTGCCGAAGCTCACCGAAGATGTCGCTGAGTGTCTCCTCGTCGAGCGTCTTGTTTCTTCGCCCTTTGAGGATGCCAGCGATGTTGGAGTGAAGGCGCTCGTCGATCTCTTCGATGAGGTCGAGCGGGATGCGGGTTCGGGCGGTCACCTCCATGTTCAGGCGGATCTCATCGTGGCGTGCAATGTTAAGCGCGCGGCGAGTGGTGCGGTCGTCGCCTTCATCGGTTGCTCCGCCTGCTGAGTCG